GGAAGTCGCCGACGGTCATCACGTCGGTGTACTGGCGCCACACCGAGGGGAGCTCGTCGTACTTCAGCATGAGCTTGGTGTCGATGACGGCGAACGCGGCGAGGGTGAAGTCGCTCGTCGAGAACGCCTCCTTGATCTCCCGCTTGTCCTTCCGGCCGGCGAACATGGCTTCCAGGAAGTCCTCCGCCTTGTGGAGCAGGCCCTCGGAGATCCGGTACTTGCGGGGCGAGGTGGTGCCGGAGAAGAACTCGCCGGCGTCGGCGTTGGCCTGCTCGGAGGCCGCGCCATTGATCAGTTCGAGGTCCATGATGGGATCCCTTTCAGTTCGCGATGCGAACGGTCAGCGGGCCGGAAGCGGCCGCCTTGGTGGACAGGGCGGCGCCGTACTTCTGGTTGCCGGACGCCGAGCCGGACAGGGCGTTGCCCGGCGTGATGTAGATCGGGTCGCCGATGTTCGACACGGCGAACGCGACCCCGTCGAACTCGCGGGCGCCCTTCAGCTTCACGGAGGCGTAGCCGGGCGGGTTGCCGCCCGGAGTGACCGGGCCCTGCGTGTCGCTGACGGTCTGGGTGTCGGGGGTGCGGTCGGTGACCAGCACACCGTTCAGTTCGCCGACCCGGACCGGGTCGCCGGACTTGAGGCCGGACGGGACCGGCAGGGACAGGTTGTCGGCGTCGGAGTAGATCTCGCGGCTCGTCATGTCAGTGCTCCTTCACGTTCTTGATGGGGTCGCCCCACGCGTCGTGCGTGCGGTGGCCGTTGGCTTCGCTGGTGGGACGGGTGTCGCCGAAGCCGTGGATCCGCTCGTCGGCGGGCGCGACCTGAGCCAGGTAGTCGGCCTCGGTCTTGACCGCGGCGGCGGCCAGCTTGTTGAACTGCTCGGCGTCGAAGTCGCCCGCCTCCGTGGCGGGCACGTTCACGGTCACCGTGGCGGCGATCCGGGACTGGGCCGGGGCGGGCAGCTTGTCGTAGCCCTCCACGGACGGCAGGGCCTCGCGGGCCTTGTCGCCGTTCACCCGGTCACGCTTCCACGCGGCCAGGTCCTTGTTCTCGGTGGTCAGCTGGCTGACCTGGGTGCGGAGAGCCTCGATCTGGGCCTCCAGCTCCTTCGTGTCCATCTCGGCATCTCCTTCGGTAGTGGTGGACTCGTTCTCGGTGCCCTCGGTGGGCGGGGTGACGGGTACGTACTGGACGACCGGACGCACCTCGATCGGGTCGCCGGTCAGGGCGACGGTCAGGTCGTCGTCGCTGACCGTGTAGGCCTGCTCCCAGCAGCGGTCGTCGTTGTCCTCGAACCACACCAGCCGGGTGGTCTCGTCGAAGTCGCGCACCCAGAAGTAGGCGTTCGGCTCGGTCTGGTAGGCGGCCTTCACCGCGATCGACAGCTGCTCACGCCGGTCGCGGGAGGTGGCCTCCACCGCGCTCGCGGATTCGAGTACTTCGAGGACCTTGCCGCCGCGGCCGGCTGCCGTGACGAAGTCGACGGTGTTGTGCGGCGACGCGAGGAACCGGGTCGCGACCGGCTTCCCTGGGGTGGCCGTCGTCTCGATCCAGGCGTGGACCGACATGCCCACGTAATCCTTCAGGTCCTCGATGAGCACCTGGTAAGGGCGGAAGACCTTCGCGTCGGCGTCGAGCGACTGCTCGGTCGGGTCGTACACAGCATCCTCGGTGAGGACGGCGCACCAGTCCTTGACGGACCGGGCAGGCAGGTCGGCGATGTCGGACTCGCGCGGATGGTCGAGGTGGATCCGGGTGCCGGCCGGGAAGATGCGGTCCTTCGCGGCCTGCTCCAGCACGGCGGGCGGGTAGATCGCGGACGAGCCTTCGCCGGCGGTGATGATTCGGATCCGGTACCGGCCGTCGCTGGTCTTCGCGGGTACTGGCGAGGCCTCGGTGATCAGGGTGCCAGTCGGCGGCTCAGCCAGACCTGCCGACTCGTTCGCGAGCATGGTGCGGGTGTGCATCGCTACCTCCTTGCGGGTAGGTTCGGCGGGTGACGTGCGGGCACGACTGGCGGCTACGCCAGCTGGTGATGGACCTCGAAAACGGCACCCTCGAGGTGTGGCAGTGCGCCATGTGTGGTGCGGAGTCGGCGCACCGGCCGGAAGGTTCTAGGCCGCTGCAGGAACCCAGGAATCCCGCCAGCCCGGGTTCGACCGTCTGACCGGGATCCGGTCCCAGTCCAGAGCGCCCGAGTTGAGGGCCTGCAGCCGCTTCGCGCCCATGATCTGGGTCTGAACGGCCGGGGTCTGCTGGGCGAACCAGGCGCGGGAGTCGGGGAACTGTGACTGCGGTTCGGCCGCGTCGATGCCCAGCTCGCGCCAGGTCTTGGTGACCGGCACGGCGGTGCAGCGGCCGCACTGGTGATCGTTCGGGCCGGGCTCGTCGACGTCGAACAGGCGGCCGTTCATCGCCAGGCAGGATGGGCAGGTGCGTGCGGACAGGGCACACATCCACCGCCAGCCAGCCAGCAGCGCGCGGTTCGCTTGCCGTGACGCCAACGCGGCGTCGCGGGTCGCGTCGAGCATCTCGGTCCGGGCTACTGTCCTAGCCCGCCACAGGCCGCCGTTGAACCGGGTACCGAACCGCTTGATCAGGATCGACGCGACCCGGTTCGGGTTCGTGCCCGTGGCCACACCGCGGATCAGCTCCTGCTTCAGGCCGGCCGCGACGTGGCGGGGGAGCGGCCGCAGCCGTGACGTGATCTGTCGTGTGGTGCGCTTCACGATCGCGTCCAGTTCACGGTCCGGGACCCGCGCCCAGTCGACCTCCAGCGAGTCCGGCAGCTGCGACCGGATCACGTCGAACAGCTTCGCCTCCTGCGACGCCAATAGATCGGGTACACCCTGCACGATCCGGACGCCGGCGAACTGGCCGAGCTCTTCCAGCTTGCGGGCGGTCACCTGCATCGCGGCCTGCACACGCGCGTTCCGCAGGATCACCGCACGTGACGGCCAGCGGCCATCGGTCATGCCGGCTGTCAGGTCGGCGACCGCGGCCCGCCATTCGTCGGCGACCGCATCCCAGGCGACACCCCACGCACGCACCAGGTCGGCGACCGCAGCCTCGACCGCGGTGTCGATGTCGACCCGGATCGTGCGTGCGTGCCGCAGCGTCCTACGACTCGTCGCCATCCGGCTCGTCCTCGACAGGCTCGTCGTCGGGCTGATCCTCCAGTTCGCGGCGGACCTGATCCTCCGCGATGTCGAGCGGAATGAACCGGCCATCCTTCGTGGTGACCTGGTCGAGGATCTCGTCGGCGTCCTCCACCTCCAGCGCCTTCAACAGGAGTCGCAGGATGACCAGCGGCGGCACCGTCTGCGTCTGCTGCGCCTCCGTGATCGCCTTCACCAGAGTTTCCACCGGTGTCGAGTCGAACGGCGGCCAGTCGACCACCACGGTCCGCTCATCACCGTCGGGCAGGGTGACGACCTCACGGTCCCCGTCGCGCGAGATGGTGCCACGGAGCTTCCCGGCACGCACCTTCGAGTCGATCACCCAGCCGACGATGTCCTGAATGACACGGGCCCAGACCTTGCGGCGGACACCGAACTCCAGCTCGGTCGGCTGATCCAGCGTTTCAGCCACGGCACGGGCACCGGTCACGCCCGGGTCGGCGAGCAGCATCGTGACAGGCAGACCGAGGCCTGCGGCGACCATGCCGGCGAGCGGCCGGCCACTGTCGGCGTCGAACGTGGCACCCGTCTTGGAGATGGCTTCGATGCCGGTGGCCGGGTCCTCGACGGTGGTGCCGCCCACAACCTTCCGCTGCTCCGCTTCGAGGATCTTGCGGGCCACCTGCTGCGCCTTGTCGGGTCGTGCTTTCGCACGCCACACGAACCGGGCCAGGCTGAGCATCAGCTTGTGCCAAGCCTCCATGAACGCCGTGTACGCCAGGGCTGAGGGGAGGGAGGCGAACACGTCGCCCAGACCGCGGCCGCCCAGCTCGTTGACGAACAGCTTCCGGACCGGCGAGTCCCACCGGATCTCCACACCCCGCAGGTCCTGCCGGTCGAGCGCGGTCAACGTGACGTCGTCCAGCACCAGCGGACGGACAGCCGGGTAGTAGCCCAGCGCCGGATACAGCGTCTTCCGCGGCTTCTTCCCGACCGTGTACTCGCGCAGGTAGAACCAGTCGGTGTACCGGTCCTCCGGATCAGTGATGACCGTGGTCATCTCCGCCGCAGGCAGGGGCCGTACCCGTACCCGGCCGGTCTGCTTCGCCGTCGGCAGCGCCAGCCACACCTCACCCGGGCCGCACAGTTCCCGCTCCCGCTGGATCTGCTCGTCAACAGCCCACAGCGGCGCGTTCGACGGATCGTCCTGGAACTCGGTCAGCACCTGCTGAATGTCCTGACCAGTCGACGCCTCATCCCTGATCGTGACGGTCACACCGGAGCCCCAGATGTAGGCGCAGCGCAGGTTCACGCCCCGTTTGATCAGCGGGTTCGCGGCGATCGCCAGATCAGCCTCGATGGCCTTCTCGACCCGCGTGCGGTGCGGCAGCACGTTGCCTTCGACACCGGCGAGCGGAGCCCAGCCCTTCTCGTCCAGCACGAGCTGGCTGTTGAGCCGCTGGAACGCCTCGTCGAGCGTGACGAGCGCGGAAGCGAGCCGGGCGTCTTCCGGGCTGGGCTTGCGTCCGTACAGGGGCCAGATCGGCAAGGCTGGTCACCCCCTCACAGAGCGCTGAGCGAAGTCAGCTCGTAGTCGTCGTACTCGTCGGTGTCGTCGTCCTGCTCGAGCAGCGGGATCAGGACCATCCGCTTCGCAGCCTGCGAGAACCCGTCCACTTGGTCGTCATGCGCGCCGTTCGGGAACGCCGCTGCCTCCTCGATGAAGTCGCCCACCCACGGCGCCAGCTCGGGGCTGGGCAGGTGCACGTTGCCGGCCTCCTGCAGCGGTGCGCCGGCCTGAGCCCGCGCCACCTTCGACTCGGTCGGCGTCTCGGCCACCAGACCTGGCACGGTGCGGCGCAGCTGAGCAATGACCGCGGTGCCGTTCGCCTTGTCCTCCACGACCTTCAGCACAGCATCCGGCCACTTCGCCGAGAGTCGTTCGAGCTGTCGGCACGTCTCGGGGAAGTCCCACCGGCCTCGCACCTGGTCGAGGAGGTACATGTCGGGGCCGCGCCGACCCCACACCTGACCGACCACGAAGTCCGATTGCTTGGTGTCCTTGAACGTCATGTCCCACGACTGCAACACCAGGTCGAAGCCGGTCGTGACCCGGGCGCCGTCGCCGCGTTCGAGCCACATCGGCACGTCGTATTGGGCCCACCGGTCACGTTTGAAGATGCCACCCTCGGCGGGTGCCGGCCGTCCCTGGTAGAGGGCGTTCCAGGTGCGGGACCCGACCCTGATGCGGATCGCCTCCCACTGGCGGGTGGTGCGCCGGCGAGCGCTAAGCATGAACTCGCCGGGTTCCCTGCCGAGAGGATCGGTCTGGCCCCGGTTCGGGTCATGATCGGCCTGCGCCGGTATGTTGATCACCCGCCACAGGTGGCCATCCTCGGCCGCCTGGAGCCTTCCCGCGAGATCGTCTGCATGCCACCTGGTCAGGATCAGCACCACCGGCGCGCCGGGTGCCAGACGGGTCGACAGCACGTCGGTCCACCAGTCCCAGCAAGTGTCCCGCAGCAGCTGCGAGTCGGCTTCCTGGCGGTCCTTCAACGGATCGTCAATCACCAGCAGGTCACACGCCCGGCCAGTCAAACCAGAGCCTCGCCCCACGCTCAGAACACCGCCGTCATACCCAGCGATTTGCCATTCATGGACCGCCCCGTTGTCGGGTGCGATCTCCAATCCCAGTTCGGGGTGGTTGAGGATCAGGTTTCGGATCGAGCGGCCGTTCCGGTTCGCCAGCGACTGTCCGTAGGAGGCGTTCACAACCCGCAAATCCGGGTTCTGAGTGAGCGCCCAGATGATGAACTTCATCAACCTGTCGCTCTTGCCCTCCTGCGGCGACATCGACAGGATCAGGCGAGCGTCTGGCTGGCTGAACGCGTCGACCAGTTCGCGGTCGATCAGTTCGAGTGCCGGCGTCTGCACGATCCTCGGATCGAGGTACTGGGCGAGCGCCCCTGGCGTATCCCAGCGTGCGGTCGGCTGCTCGAACTGACGAGCCGCCGCGAGAGCCCAGAGGGGAGCGTCCAACGTCCACCCCCTGTCAGGCTGCCTTCGACGACCCCTTCCGCTGGTTGCACGCCCAGTGAGTGAGTTGCGTGTTGTCGTAGGAGTGCGTCGACGTCGGGTCAGTGACGGGCACGATGTGATCCACCGTGGGCGCGAGCGGCGCCGGCCATTCGATCCCCATGTCGATCGTGTCGCCGCAGATCGGGCAGCGGCCGCCATCCCGGGCGTACAGCACGTTCGGGTCAACCAGATCCTCAACTGATGTGGGCAGGCCGTGCCCTCGGCGACGTTTCGTGAAGCTGTAGAGGCTTGCGTGCCAAGGATTGGCCGCCTTCCAAGCGGCGAGCCATGCGGATACCTGGCCCGCGTTCTCCTCGCGGTATGCCCGATACGCCTCGGCTATGTGTTCGCGGTTGCGATCTGCCCAGGATCGCCACTGCTCAGCGCGACGCTCTTGTTCACCTGGCACGTTGTTGAGCCGCCACGACTTGTAGTGCGCTTTGCACATGCGCCTTGCGGCGGCGGGACGCTGGCAGTCACCAACCGAGCATGTCAGCCCCGTAGGCAGCCGATCTGGGCCGCCACCATTTGGTGAACCATGGCGGGCGTTCCGGGCCCAGTGAGCGCCGCACAGGTTGTTACCGTGCACCGGTCGTGAGCATCCCTCGATCGTGCACGTCTTGGGGCTTCGCCAGTGAACACCACACAGTCCGTTCCCATGCACCGGCTTCGAACAGCCGTCGATCGTGCAGATCTTCGGGCGTTCTTCAATCAGGTTCCTGGTCGGATCGCCTTGTCGCTTCCAACGCTCGTAGTGCAATTTGCACCAGCCTCGCGCGTGAGCGGGACGCTCGCACTCGTCGATGGTGCAGATACGCTGGGCCATGTCGACTCCAATCCAGTCGGCCACGCCCCGGGGCCGTTGGCGCGGTCGCCGGGGTCCTCCACATTCTACGCTGTCAGCGCTCGGAGTTCACGCGGCACGACCTCGGCGACCGCGGACGACCATGCCTGAACGAGCGCGTCCTCAGATTTCGGGACCACCGTCACGACGGTTCGCAGCATCTGGTCCAGGATGCGCTTCAAGACGCTGGCGATCAGCACTCCTTGGCCCTCCGCCAGCTTCACGCGGCGTTCCTCGATACCAGCCCGCAGCGCCGCCGCGCACACCTTCACCAGCCGGTCCCGCTCCCCGTTGAACAACTCCAGCCACACGTTCGGTTTCGCCTCGAACGTGTCCCCGCCGTCCTCCCCGCCGATCTTCGACTTCGTCAACCCGAACACCAGACTGTTGAAGCCGCCGTCGGCGATCTCCTCGACCCGAACCTGATAGAAGGCGACCATGCCGGCGGCGCGTTGCACCTCATCTAGCAGCGCCTGCTCCGGGCTGATGTCGATCAACAGCCCCAGCGTCTCCGCCGCAAGCCTGGCTTCGGCGAGAGCGATGCGCCGCTGGGCGGCTTCCTGGACCTGCGGTGCGGCACCGCCGTGGAACCGGCAGACGGTGGCTCCCGGGACGGCCGGGTTCTTGCACTGGCCGCCCGCCTGGTTCCGGGCTGTGCAGCGCTGGTGCGGGTCGGAAGGGGTGCTCATGAGGTCGCCTCCCTCCCTGCAGTGCTCATGGGGTCCGGTGGAGACGAAGAAGTACGGGAAGCTCAAGTGCAAGCGGTACCCCAGCGGCAAGTGGCACTGGAAGCGCATCTAGGTCCGGCGATGGCCGAGGCTCCCGACGAAGTCCAGCACGAGCAGCGGATAGGCCCGCCGGTCCGCGTCTGAGTAGGTGGCCGCTGATTCAGGGCTCAGCGGCGGAAGCCCATCCCATGTGGTGGATCAGGTGGTGACCGGCCCGGCGTCGTCGAACGTGATCGCCACGTCCTTGCCGATCCGGCCAGCGAACCACTCCAGGGCGCCAGGGTTGACCGTGCTGAGCATGATGTTCCCGGCGGGCGTGTACTTCGCCCAAGACTTGTTTTCGTCGCCCTTGATGGACGCCGAGAGTTCGACGTGGCCGACCTTGTCAGTCGAGCCGGCCTGGCGTTCCTCGGTGACCTTGCGGACGTAGAAGCGTGCGGTGACAGCCATCATCGTCTCCTCTGCTCGTGGCTGCGGGATGGGATGGCTGCGAG